ATTGTATTCTGACAGGTATAATCAAAGCATACAAGCTTTTGGTCTACAACAAATGGGTAGACGAAGAAGAGGAGAATACGACAGTGGAGTTCCTCGAATAAAAATACCTTCACCGTCACCATAATTTTAAGGAGAAAACATGGCTATAACAACTAACGCTATCTGTAATTCGTTTAAAAAACAATTATTAGAAGCAACACACAATTTTAGTAACCCAGGCGGGAATACATTTAAATTAGCAATGTATACTAACTCGGCTACTTTAGGAAAATCAACAACATCTTTTACAACTGGAGGACAAGTAAGTTCACCTTCAGGTTACTCATCAGGTGGTAAAGCACTTGTAAATACAGGAACGTCTTTAGCTACAAACACAGCTATAACTGACTTTGCTGATTTATCATTTACAGGTGTTACATTAACTGCAAGAGGTGCCTTAATCTATAACGACACTGCAACTGGTGATCCAGCTGTAGCTGTATTAGATTTTGGAGGAGATAAAACTGCAACTGCAGGAACTTTCACTATTCAGTTTCCAGCATTTACAACGAGTGCAGCTATATTAAGAATCGCATAATCAAAAGGGGGCCGATGCTATGGCAGAATATATTTATACTGTAACCGTAGCATCGGGAAACCTTTACGGAGGCGGTACTGGTAACGTTTTTTATTTAAACGGTTCTAGAAACTCCACTGGTCCCGGCACAGTAAATTGGGTAAACGGAGGAACTCTAAGATTTGAACAGAGTGATTCTTCAAACAATAACCACCCATTAATATTTTCTACTAACACAAGCACCTCTGGAATAATTTCATCTGGTGTGACTTACTATCTTGATGGAGCTAGTAATCAAGCAAACTACACAAACACAACAACCTTTAATGCAGCCACAACAAGATATATTGAAGTAACTCCCTCTTCTGAAACAGATTTTTTTTATTTATGTTATGTTCATGGAATTGGTATGGGAGGTATTTTTGATATTACTCAAGATACTTGGGGTGCTAAATCTTGGGGCACTAACACATGGGGAGATCAAAGCTCAACAGCAGCAGCGATAAGTGGTATTTCATTATCTTCATCAATCGGAACTTTAGAATTTGCAGGTTCTGTAAATGGATGGGGTAGAGCTGAGTGGGGTTCTGGTGCTTGGGGAATTACAGGATCTGTTTTAGCTTCAGGTCAATCATTATCAACGAGTTTAGGTGCAATAACAGTTGATGCAAAAGTTGAAGAAGGATGGGGCCGAGGAGGCTGGGGTAATAGAGCTTGGGGAGAAACATTCTCAGTTCAGTTAACTGGTCAACAAGCAACAGTTACAGCAGGCACAGCAATTGGAAAAGCTGACGTTGATGTTTCAGTTTCAGGTTTAGATTTATTAACAATTACTCAAGGATTAAACTCAATACAAATCGATAACGATGTTTTTGTATTTGCATCAGAAGATCAAATAGATACTAGTGTTGGAACCGTAGCAGGACAACTTAGCGGAGATGCTACAGCACAACCTTCAGGAATTTCAGGTTCAATAAGTATTGGTCAAGTAGTGCCTGAGCCTTTAGTAGCGGTTCCTGTTACAGGAATATCAACTTCTTTATCATTGGGTAGTATAACTTTAGAGCAAACAACTGAAGAACAAGTTACAGGTCAATCAGCCACTATTTCATTAGGCACAGTAGATCCAGTTGCAGTATACCCAGTGACTACAGCAGGATTATTAAATGGATCTGCGGGCTCAGTTACAGTAACTGGAGGAGCTAATATAAGCGTTTCTGGTATAGGGTTGACAGCAAATATTGGCTCAGTTAATGTAACCTCATGGAGTGAAATTGATCCAGGTGTAAACAATGTTTGGACCACGGTTGATAAAGCTGCATAATTTTGCTAAAATAGGAGATATATGGCATCAAGTTATTCAACAGATCTAAAACTAGAATTAATGGTAACTGGCGAAAACGCTGGTACATGGGGTGATAAAACTAATACAAACTTAAACTTAGTACAACAAGCTATTGCGGGTGTAGAATCTATTACACTTACGAACGGTGGTACAAAAGCGTTAGCAATGTCTGATGCTGCATTATCAAATGCAAGAAATATGGTTTTAAAACTTGCAACAATTACTTTATCTGGTGCAAGTAACTTGACTATACCTGATGGTATTGAAAAATTTTATATTCTTGATGCAACTGCTGTTACTAACCCAACTAACTTAACTTTCAAAACAGCGTCAGGAAGTGGATTTACTTTAGATGCTGCAAAAATTTACGCAGCATATGCTGATGGTACAAATATTAAAGAAGTATCTTTAGATACTTTAGGTGGTACTATTGGTGCTGCACAAATTGCATCTAATGCAGTTACAACTGCTAAAATTTTACAATCAAATGTTACACAAGCAAAACTTGCTACAAACTCAGTAGGGACAGCACAAATTTTACAATCAAATGTAACATTAACAAAAATGGCTGCAAACTCAGTTGGACCGAGTCAACTACAGTCAACTGCTGTAACAGCAGGATCTTACACAACAGCTGACATTACAGTTGATGAAGATGGTAGAATTACCGCTGCAGCTTCAGGATCAGCCGGAGCTACAATTTTTGGAGTTTCAAAATATTTAACATCACCCACTTCAGGTCAGGTTGGTACTACTGCTAACACATCTCAGGTTTTTGTTTGGATGAAAAGTGCAGCTGGAGGAGGTGGAGGAACATGGTATCACCCATCCCCACCACATTCTGGGGGAAATGGAGGTGTAGGTAAATTTGGAATATTTACAATACCAGTAAGTGCAAGTACGCAATATGCTTATAATCTTGGATCAGGCGGAACTGGAGGGAATGGTACTCCTGGGGCTATGCAAGCACCAAGTGGTAACGCTAGTGGTACAGTAGATTTTGGGGGTCAAACATATATCAATGCTGCTGGTGGTGGAGTAGGAGCTACTTATAACAGTAGTAATGGTGCCGATGGTGCTGCTGCTACTTTTGCAATTCCAGCAACTGCTGAAATAACACCTTCAACAAATCCACTAACACAAATTTATCAAAATTACAGCTTACCTAACTTAGGTGGATCAGCACAAATCCCTGGTGACGCTACAGGTTTTTGGTTTAACCTTACAAGACAAGATAACTTAGGACCTGCAGATTTACCTTTTCATGGACAAGGTGGAGGTAGTTATCCTCAAGCTTATGGATCAGGACCTCCAAATGGACAGGCATCACCTGGAATACCAGGCGGAGAATCTAACATGATAATATTCGACAAGTTGGTTTAAAATTATGGCATATATTTTTTTAACACAAAATTCACAATCTGTTTTCAAAATAGCTGCAAATGATTCTGATAAACAGGCAATTGTAGGTCATGTAAATCAAAATGCTTTAGTTCAGCAAACGATAAGTGATACTGATTTTCAAAATTTAAGATTAAATACTCATTCTATAAAAATAGAAAATGGCGCAGCAACTGTAACTGAATTAAATGATGGCTGGTCTTTTACATCAGCAGAAGATTTAGGTGCTTATATTAATGAACTTAAAACAATTATAAATGGTTATTTAAAAAATTTTTCAGAAAATGCAAATTATTCTCAGTGGTCATCTTACTATGATCAACTAAATAATTTTGATACAGGATCTGTGACTTATCCTTTTGAAAAAAGTTTGGAAAAACATTTTCAAGAATCGAGTTTACCTTATTTTAATATTTTAGAGCTTCCATAAAATATTTTTTGTGATATAAGATTTCTATGTTCGAAAACAACATAGAGTTTATTGCAAGCAAAGAGTACATAAATATTACAGATCAATCTTTATATCCTCAACCAGCTTCAAAAAATATACCTCAATGGTTTAAAAAATTAGGTAATGATTCAAATAATGTGAATTTATTGAATGTTAAAAATTGTATGCCTTTTTTAGACACCTTAACAACTGGGTACGTCTTAAAAATGCCTTATGATTTACATATAAAACACAATTTTGAAAATCCTAAAACAAAACAAAAAGATGCATTTCAAAGAACTAATTCAAATGTTTGGTCAGATACTGTGAGAAAATACAATATTAATTTTCCTCTCAATCCTCAATTTCACCCACCTGAACAATTACAAGGATCTTCTTTAGTCGAAAAAAATAAAAATTTAGCTTTTCATAAAATTTTAAATCCTTGGAAAATACAAACACCTGAAGGTTATTCATGTTTATTTGTATCACCGTTAAATAACACAGATGATAGGTTTTCCATTATTCCAGGAATTGTTGATACAGATACTCATTCCATAGAGGTAAATTTCCCATTTGTAGTAAATGGTGATAAGTACCCTGTATTAGAAACTACTATAAAGGTTGGAACACCCTTTGTTCAAGTTATACCTTTCAAAAGAGAAGCGTGGAAAATGCATGTAAAATCTGTTAATAATAAAGAGCCTGAAAAAAGTAGATTTAACTTTTTTTTAGCTTTAAGAGATTTTTATAAGAAAAATAAATGGAACAAGAAAATATTTAAATAAATGCATTTAAAGAATTTTATACAAATATACGACAACGCAATTAATATTAAATCATTATCTCAGTTGATAAGATTTGTAAATAATAAAAAATTCGAAGTTGCAGAAATATTAGGTGCATCGGGCGAAGGAAGGGTAGATAGAGATGTAAGGCGAACTGAATCTTATTACTTGAATCATAATTATAACAGTTTAAGTAATGTTCATTGGTCAAATTTTTTGAGATGGAATTTAGGTAAGTATTTAAGAGAATATATGATGAAACACAATTTAGGTAATACGGATAAAATATTTTTAGATGGCATAAGTGATGTAACTGTTTTAAAATATGAAAAAACAGGATTTTATAAATATCATACAGATCATTGTAAAAAAATTCCAAGAACTTTAAGTATGATTTTATTATTAAATAATGACTATGAAGGAGGAAATCTAAGTTTCAGATGGAATGAAGAAGAATATAAAATTGAAACAAAGGCTAATAGATTAATTATTTGGCCAAGTAATTTTATGTATCCACATAGTGTTCTTCCTGTAACAAAAGGTAGAAGATATTCGGTAGTAGCATGGGCAGTTTAAAAAAAGATTTTAAATATAAGTTAGTAAAAAATTTTTTATCAAAAGATGAACAAATTTTACTAAGAAATTATTGTATTATTAGACACAAAAAAAATTTTACTGATTTTGATTTAATTCAAAATTCTAACGGAGATAGCATGTTCTATACAGATCCTTTAATGGATTCTTTACTTGTGAGTAAAGTTAGTTTGATGGAAAAAGAAACAGGATTGAAATTGTTTCCTACTTATTCTTTTTGGAGAATGTATTCAGAACTCGCTGATTTAAAAAAGCACACGGACAGACCTTCTTGTGAAGTAAGTGTAACTGTCATGATTGATTCTGACGGAACAAAATGGCCTATTTTTATGCAAGGGATAGAAGTCAATTTGGAACCAGGAGACGCTGTAATTTATTTAGGATGTGAGCTTGAACATTGGAGAGATGAATTTAAAGGAGATTGGCATGCTCAAACATTTTTACATTATGTTGATGTAAATGGTCCGTATGCAGATTACAAATACGATAAAAGAGGAGGTATAGGTCATGAAATTTAAAGTTCATGAAGATGGTCACGCAGAAATCTTTTTCTCAGAAAGAGAAATTGAAATAATTAAAGAAAAAAAACAATTAGTTATGGAACCTAAATTTTTCAAACATTTTTCTAATTTATTAATTAATGCTGTAATGAATTGGAGTAAGTTATCCAAAGAGAATGTTACGACTACGCAAGATACTGAAGTTATTACTAAGTAATGAAATTTGATTTAGTTCATAAAGAAATTCAAGTGAAACAAACTATTTTTTTGTATCAAGGCATTTATACAAATAATAAAATTTTAAATTCATTAAAAGAAAAAATTAAAGATAATTGCATTGATGACAATAAAAATAAAACTAACGTAAAAGGGGATATGACCTCTTGGAATTTTTTCAATAAAGACCAAGATTTTAAAACTTTTATTGAAGATATAATACCTGATTTAAGAAAATGTGTTGGACCTCAAGATGCTTTTGAAATACACAACGCTTGGGGTAACATTTTAAGTAATGAAGAAAATCATGTAGCGGAACATCACCACAGACAAACCTCACTGTTAAGTGGCGTATTACATTTATCAGATGAAGGACCAGGACTATACTTTAAACAATTTGATTACACCTTAAAAGAAAAGTTCGGAGGATTCGCCTTGTTTCATCCTGAAACTTTACATGAAGTTAAAAAATTCAAATATACACAACCTAGAATTTCTCTTGCTTTTAATTTAAATCATTTATACAAAGGGACTCACTAATGTATAAAAATGTAAATATAGGTGAAGATTTTTACCCTGCAGAACATTTTGGTTTAATGCAATTAAATTCTAAAATGCTTGCCTATGATGCATGTTGGCAACCAGCTGGTATATGGTATCCTAACAGACTCAAAGCATATCCATGTCATGAATCAAAAAAATGGAATGATGGATCTGATATAAAAAATATTTTTATAAATCTTTTTGAAAAAATAAGTAATGTAAAAGTAGCACGATGTTCTACTTTTTTCAGAAAAATTCTTACAGAAGAAGTAAAACAATCCCCTATATCAAAATACGGAGTCTTACCTCATACAGATAATCAAGACAAGGATGAATGGGATTTAGCAGGAGTTGTTTATTTAAACTCTTTCAGTTTAGATGATGGCACAAGACTCTATTCTTATCAAAATCAAGTTGAGCCTGATGTTGTAGTTGGTGCGAAACCAAACAGAATAGTTTGGTATGACGCTAATCTATACCATTCCGCAGGTCATGATTTTTTAACTGCTGAGAGAATTGTACAACCTTTTTTCATTAAAACAGTAAAATAATTTCAATACCAGCTTAGTTTAAATCTTAACTAAGATGATATATAATACAGCCATGCCTTTAGCAAAAGTAAATATAGCACCGGGATTTGATAAACAATCTACACCAGCAGACGCTGAGGGTCGTTGGGTAGATGGTGACAATGTAAGATTTAGATATGGTGAACCTGAAAAAATAGGTGGTTGGTCTGCTTTAGTTGATAACAAAATTGTTGGTGCAGCTAGAGCTCAACACGTCTGGGCTAATACTGATGGTAAAAGATATGCTGCAATTGGTACAGATAAAGTTTTAGTCATTTATTTTGATGGTGCTTTTTACGATATTACACCTTTAGACACAGATAATTATTCGACAGGGGCAGATATAACAACGACTAACGGATCAGCGACAGTGACAATTACTACAACTGGATCACACAATCTTACTGTAGGAGATGTAATTACTTTTGCTAACGCAGGATCATTTGGATCTGATACTAATTATACAGCTGCAGATTTTGATGATAAATTATTTGAAGTTCAAACTGTGCCTTCAATAACAACTTTTACAATTACAATGCCTACAGCTGAAACGGGATCAGGTGAATCAAGAGATGGCACACTTGATGTTAGACCCTATGTTCCTGTTGGACCTTTAACACAAACAGCGGGTTATGGTTGGGGAACATATTTATTTGGTGGTCGAACTGTAGCTCAAGTTACAACAACAATGAACAACTCCGGTAACATGTTGGTTGGAGCCACTTCAGTAATTTTGACAGACTCTTCTAATTTTCCATCGTCAGGTAAAATAAGAATTGGATCTGAAGATATGGAATACACAACAAACAACACCGGCTCAAATACAATAAGTGGAATTACTCGAGGTATTAATGGAACCACTGCAGCAGAACACACTAACGGGTCTACAGTTACTAACATTACTGACTACATCGGTTGGGGTGATGCATCTACTTCAAGCACAGTAACTATTGATCCTGCAAATTGGTCTTTAGATAATTATGGTAATATATTAATTGCAACAGTTCATAACGGTGAGACATTTACTTGGGATGCGTCATCTACAAATGCTTTACAGACCAGAGCTACGATTGGATCTGGTATGCCAACTAAATCTGTAATGACGATTGTTTCAGATAGAGATAGACATTTATTCCATTTAGGCACTGAAACGACTATCGGTTCTGCTACATCGCAAGATAAAATGTTTATTAGATTTTCTGATCAAGAAAGCACAAGTGTCTATGCACCAACATCAACAAACACCGCAGGAACATTTAGACTAGATGATGGAACTCAAATTATAGGTGCTTTCAAAGGTAAAGATTATATTTTAGTTTTAACAGATACTGCAGCATATGAAATGCAATTTGTCGGACCACCTTTTACATTTTCTATTAGAAAAGTTGGTTCTAATAATGGTCTAATGGGTCAACATGCAGGAGTGTTTGCAAATGGTGCAGTTTATTGGATGGGTAAAACAGGTGGTTTTTATGTTTATGATGGAACAGTAAAATCATTACCTTGTCTTGTTGAAGATTTTGTATTTACAACAGATGGCAATAACCCTGGAATAAATTATAATTCAGGGCAAATAGTTTTTGGAGGAATTAACGAATTATATTCTGAAATAAATTGGTTTTATCCAACAGCTAATTCAGATCAAATTAATAGAGTCGTGACTTATAACTTTGATGAAAATGTTTGGACGACAGGCACCTTAGATAGAACAACTTGGATTGGATCAACTGTATATGAAGTTCCTTATGCTACCGATTTCAATTCGACTGACACGCCTACTTTTCCAACTATAAGCGGTGTATCAAATGGAGCAACAATTTACTACGCACATGAAGTAGGGTTAAATCAAGCTAACGGTGATGGAACTGAAACAGCTATAACATCTTTCATTAAATCAGGAGAGTTTGATTTAAATGGAAGACAGGGAGTTCCAGGAGACGGTGAATTTTTGATGAGTATAAAAAGATTTTTACCAGACTTTAAACGTATCAACGGTAATGCTAAAGTAACAATATTTTTGAATCAGTTTCCACAAGGCACAACAGCTTCATCAAGTCCATTAGGGCCTTTTACTGTAAGCTCAAGCACGTCTAAAATTGATACAAGAGCTAGAGCAAGATTAGCATCAGTGCAAATAGAAAATGAAAATTTGGATGAAAGTTGGAGATATGGAACATTTAGATTTGATGTAAGAGTCGATGGAAGAAGATAATGGCAAAAATTACAATACAAATACCTGAACCCAAATCTGAATATTCACAAGAAGATCAAAGACAAGTGTTACAAGCTTTAAGAACTCTGCAGTCTCAGTTGAACTTCTCATACGAGAATGATATAAAAAATAAACAGGACGCATTTACTTACTTTTTATCATGACAATACAATACAAAAATCAAGGAATTAATTTAACCACAACAGACACAACATCTATTTTGTCTTGTCCAACAAGCGCTACTTTTTTATTAAAACAAATTCAGATAGATAATTCTAGTAGTAATCCAGTAAACTTGTCAGTGCAAGTTACAGACACTTCAGCTTCAGCTACTTTTTCTATATCTAGAAAAGCAGTAGCAGCAAATACTGTTTCAAATATAATTACTCAAACCTTAGTTCTTGAGGGAGGTGATATACTTAAAATGACAGCTGGCACGGCAAATGAAATACAGGGTATAATATCATACGCACAAATAGATAGATCTCAAGAAAATGGCTAAGAAAAAATCAATATTTGGTGTAAATAACTACCACAAACGCACACCTAAAAAACGTCCTGGGGTTCACACAAAAAATAAAAATAAAAGAAAACCTCATCGTAAGAAATATATTGGACAAGGGCGTTAATATATTGTATTTAAAAACACATGGCTGTTTATCACAAAATTAAATGCGAAACTAAAACTATTTATAGAAGTATAAAAACAGGAGAGAGATACGAAACAGAAGAAGCTTTCTTAGCTAATCATCCTAAAGAAGACTTAGCCACTGATGTTGAAGTAATGGTGCCTGATCTACCTATATTTAGTCATACAAAAAAATGAATCCATTAGGCGGAACAGAATTACAATATAAATTTTTACAAGATCATGTAGATAAATCGCTACTAGATCAATTTCAAATTTGTTTATCTGTACCAGGCAAAGTTCCTTTATCAGCTAATAAAATAAATATACTTTGGCAAAAAAATTCTTGGGATCAACCACCTCTGCAACCATTTTTCAAAGATAAATCAAGACATAAAGAATATGATTATTATGTTTTTAATAGTCATTGGAACTATGAAAATTTTAGAAAACGATTTGATATACCACACGAAAGATGCACGGTAATTAAAAACGGAATACCTGATATAAAACAAAGAAACGCGGATCAAAAGAAGGATAAAATAAAACTTTTATATCACCCTACTCCATGGAGAGGATTATCTGTTTTACTTGGTGCGATGCAACTAGTTGAAAACCCTAATGTTGAATTAGACGTTTTTAGCAGCACAAAAATTTATGGATCTGAATTTGAAAAACAAAACGATGATCAATATCAAGCTTTATATGATCAAGCTAAAATTTTACCCAATGTAAATTATATTGGTTACAAACCAAATGAATACATATTAGAAAATCTTCATACTTATGATGCTTTTGTTTATCCTAATATATGGGAGGAAACATTTTGTATATCAGCACTAGAAGCTTTAGCATGTGGTTTAGCTGTAGTAACAACGGACAACGGAGCATTATATGAAACTTGTTCTGAGTTTCCAGTTTATGTGCCTATGGATACGAATCTAAATAATTTAGCAACACAATTTGCTGCTGTAATTAACGGATTGCCTAATCAAATGAATAATGAGGGATTTCAATATCATCTAAAGTTTCAACAAAAGTTTTACAATCATTTTTATAATTGGAAAAATATTGCCGAACAATGGACAAGTTTCTTGAAAGGAGCGATAAATGCTAAAAGCACTTAAAAAAAGATATGAAGCAATCATAGCTGAGTCATCTACAACAATAAATATATACCTTAAAAATTCAGTAGGGATTGGAGAACACCCACAACATCTAGATGAAATAGATAAATTATTACAAAAGATAGTGGATGCTGAAGAAAAAATTAAGTTAATTGATAGGTGGATTGATTAATGCAAGATCCAAGTAAACCTCTATGGTTTAATAAAAAAATAGAACCTAAAACAGCGCCAAAGCCTAAAAAGAATTTTTCTATATTTGTAGCAACACCTGTTCATAGTGATGTATCTATTCATTATCTTCAAGCTTGTTTAGAATTTCAAAAACATTGTTTGAAAAATGATGTGCTTGCTTCTTTTCAAGTAATGAAATCATCACTTATTACTCAAGGAAGAAACTTATGTGTATCTAGTTTTATGGAGAGTGGTCATACTCATTTATTGTTTGTTGATTCAGATATAGAATTTCAAGCTCAATCAATATTTAAAATGATAGCTTCTGACAAAGATATAATTTCAGTTCCTTATCCATTAAAAACCCTTAATTGGGACAAGGGCTGGGAGAGAATATCGAAAGGTAATATTAAAAATTCTAAAGATCTTAAATTCAAAGGTTTCCACACTTACCCTATAAAAGTTGAAGATGAAAAAAATATAACAGTTGATGATGGCGTTATTGAAGTAACCCATTCACCAACTGGATGTATGTTAATCAAAAGAGAAGTCATAGAAAAAATGATAAAAGCTTACCCTAATACTGAGATTATACAGAAATCAATAATTAATGGAGAAATGATTAATAGGCCTTATTTTTATAATCTTTTTGATACTATGTATGATCCTGTCAATAAATCATATCTTGGTGAAGACTTTGCTTTTTGTAAGAGGTGGAAAGATATTGGTGGTAAATGTTATGCTCTTATAACCGACCGAATTACTCATGTTGGTGAACACCAGTATAGAGGCTGTTTTGCCGATGAGTTGATAAAGACTGAGTAAAATGGTAAAATTTAAACTTAGCTAATTAAGGAACATATAATATATGGCATTACAATTTTTACCCTATGCACTAGCAGCCTACGGAGGATACAGAGGTTATAAAGCTTCAAAAGATGCTGGTGGTTCAGGACTTCAAAGATTACTAGCAGGAGCTACAGGAGCTGCAGCAGGATATTATGGAGGTAAAGGTATATTAGGGGGCGGTTCAGCTTTAGGAGTGCCAGGTTTTGCACAAGCACAATCATCATTTACGCCCTTTTTACAAACAGCTCCCATGCAAAGTATAGGTGCAACATTTCCATCTTTAGGTATTCCACAGATTCAATCTGCTACACCAGATTCTTTGCCTGTGAAATCAGTTTTAAATCCTGCTGGACAAAGATCAGTTGCAGCAGCAACTGCAGCACAACAAGCAGCGGGAGGCCCAGGTGGACAAAGAGCTGATCAAAACTTTTTACAAAAATTATTTACAAGACAGAGATTAACAAAAGGTGGTGATTTTACAGGAGAGTTAGAAATAAGCCCAGGTAAAGCAGCAACTGGAATTGGAGCATTGGCTTATTTATCAGGCGCATTTGAGAACGAACCACAAGATGTCTACACACCCACGTATAATTTAGCAGTAGCAGAATTACAAAAGCAAAGAGGTGGATTTAAATATATAGATCCTGAAACAGGACAAGAAAAAGTATTTGCACAACCATACATACCTGAAGCTAATGTAGATGCCGATTATCAAATGGGTCCTTATGCATTAGCATACAATAGATTTAACACAGGTGGTTTAGCTGAAATAAAAAAATTCAATGAAGGCGGTATTAACTACCTACCAAGTAAAAGATCTCATGACGAAGACGATGCTAACAATTACGTAAGAGCATCGGGTTATGTCGAAGATGGGTCTGGCACAGGAGATAAAGACGAAGATACAATGTTAGCTCAATTAGCAGACGGAGAGTTTGTAACAAGAGCAGATGGAGTATTA